TCAATTTCAAAAAACGAAGAAAGCTCTCCAAAATTTTTTCAAATTTGAAAAACGAAACTCTCTCCAAATATTTTTTCAATTTCAAATTACGGATAAATAAAGGGAGAATCGTTTCCACGATTCCCCTTTAAAAATTATACGCACCTCTATCTTTTCTCCGTTTTACTATGCTTTACCATAAATTTTTTTATTTACTTCTCCCCTTAATTCTTCATAACTCTTAAAAAATTCCTTTCTCAATCCCGCAGGAATATCATGTAAAAAATTTGCTGCTAAAAATTTCAAATAAAATCTCCTACATTTTTTATACATTTCTTCTTGGTCAAACTTGTCAAAAGAAAAAAATTTTGTTATAATAATAATAGAGGCGGGAAACCGTATACAATATATTATAAAAAGGAGAAAAGAAATTGGAGACAATAGAAAAGAATGGCGCGAAAGATTATATTAAAATGGATTATTCCTTAGAAACTTCAGAAGAGCGCGTCGAAAAAGTCAAAGAAATTATTGCCAATACTCCTCCTGAAAAGTTAAATTCCCTTTATTTAGAAAAATTAACAAAATATATATTATTTCCAAAAAGTGAAAAAAAGAGACAAACAAAAGAAACCAAAAATAAAATATTATCAGATAATCATATGATAACAGTAAATAAGCGGGAGACCTCTTTTGAAGGACTTATAGGCAAATTAGAAAATGGGGAAGATGGTATCTATAATATGATTACCAACGATAAAAATATTATTTTTGCCCCCAAAGTAGGAATCACAGAAGAAGATATAAAAACTATTCCTGGGATGCGGAAGCTGCGGGAAGCGATAGACCAGGTTGAAAAAAAATGTAAGATAGCGACCGGCAAAAAGGCTTACCTCCTCCGCCGCCAACTTATTGAACTGCGGAAAGATCAATATCAACTTAAAAATCTTTACAAAAAGCCTATCTATGTAATGAATATTACTAAAAGCTTATCTAAAATTAATTTAGAAGAAAAAGTTAGTTTAGATGCGGAAGGTGAAGTTCAAAGTACGGGTTTAATTAATCTTTATAATTCTAAACATGTATCTGCTCTTTTGTGTAATTATTCTCAAATAAAAGAAGAAAGTTGGGATAAATTTGAAAGTGATATTAGATGGATGATGTTGGATTTGGAAAATCTTATAGACAATACTTTAAAAGAAAAATATCCTTTATATTATGATTTAGTTATTTATAAAATTGATGGTAAATCTAATGCAGAAATTCAAGAATTACTTTATGATGATTATGGTATTAAACACAGCGCGGAGTATATTTCTTCTCTTTGGCGAAACAAAATACCGAAAATGATTGCGAATGAGGCTGCTAATGAGTGGTTAATCTGGAATTTTACATATAAAGAGCCAGGTAAAATAAAATTTAAAAAATGTTCAAGATGTGGACAATTTAAATTAGCACATAATCATTTCTTTTCAAAAAATAGTACAAGTAAAGATCACTTCTATTCTATATGTAAGGAATGTCGTAATAAAAAGAAATAAGAAAGGATGATTAATTTATGGCTCAAATATATTGTCAGAAATGTAGAAAAACTATGCTTGATACAAATTTTTATACTTATAAAAATGGAGAAAAGTGTGAACTTTGTAAAGCTTGTTTAACTCTTCATATAAATAATTTTGAACCTGATACATTTCTTTGGCTCTTGGAGAAATTTGATGTCCCATATATAGAAGCTGAATGGAATGTATTGCGGGATCGGGCCTACGCTAAAGATCCCCATAAAATGAATGGAATGTCTGTATTTGGTAAATATTTATCCAAAATGAAATTAAAACAATGGAAAAATTATACTTGGGCAGATACTGAAAGACTTAAAGTTGAAGCAGAAGAGAAAGCAAAACTTTATGGTATTCCAGAAGATCAACAGAAACAACAGCTAGAAGAAATGAAACAAGCCTATGAAAATGGAGAAATTTCTGAAGCTCAATTAAAAACTTATGAAGAAATTCATGCTCCAGAACCATCATATGCGGGAACCGGGTCTAATCCAGGAGAATATGGAACAGATCCTTCCGGCTTCCAATATCCTATGAATTCTCAATTTGAAGAAGTTCAATTAGTTGATGTTGGAGCAGATTTAACAGATGAAGATAAGGTTTATCTTGCTATGAAATGGGGTAGATTATATCGTGCAGATGAATGGGTAGCATTAGAGCAGCTTTATAATGAATTTATGAACTCATTTGATATACAGGGCGCAGCCCGCCTTGATACTCTTAAAATGATATGTAAGACTAGTCTTAAAATGAATCAAGCTATTGATTGTGGTGATACAGATACATATCAAAAACTTTCAAGAGTATATGATGCAATGATGAAATCCGCAAAGTTCACAGAGGCACAAAATAAAGAAGGTAAAGGTGATTTTGTTGATTCTGTTGGTGAAATGGTTGCCTATTGTGAAAAAAATGGTGGACAAATTCCACGATATGAAATTGAAGTTCCTTACGATGTAGTTGATAAAATTATTGATGATCTTAAACTTTATAATAAAACCCTTATTTATGAAGATAAAGCATTGGCAGAAGAAATTGAACGTTATCTTAAAAATAAAGAAAATGCTGAAAATATGCGAAGAGATAGAGAAGAGGCTAAATTAAAAGGTCTCGATGAAGTTGAGTTATCTGAAGAAGATTATATGGAATTTCAATCTGCTATTGAAGAAGACAAAGCACATGATGCTTCTCTTGAGGATGAAGATGAGGAGGAATAATCATGAGCTTACAAAATTTATTAGATTTAAATAGTGTTAGAAGTGAAAAACAAGGTTTATCAGAAGAAAGATTAAAAGAGCAAGTTCCACATTTAAGAAAATTAATTGCTTTTTATAGAGAATATCCTGATTATCTTATAGATTTTATGAAGGGGCCTGAGAGCACTTTCAAATTTTATTTTTATCAAAGAATATTTTTGCGGGTGGTAATGCGTCATAGATATGTATATGCGACTTTTCCTCGTGCGTGAATTCGCGCCAAAACTTTTAAAGTTGGACAAATCCTTTTAATTGCTTGAACCCTAAAATTATATAATTGTGAAAGCCCCTAGGGAAATATTTATATAATCAAGGGAATGAGCAGGTAAGTATTTTATATAAAGGAGAGTCTACTATGAGAAAAAAGATTAATGATTATAATTATTATATCTATGATAATGGCGATGTGCTTAATATTAATACTAACAAAATATTAAAAGGTAGCATTGGAGAACATGGGTATAAGTATTATAGATTATCAAAAAATAATAATAAAAAAATGTTTTATGCGCATCGTTTAGTAGCTGAATATTTTATTCCAAATCCAGATAATTTACCTATTATTAATCATATAGATGGAAATAAATTAAACAATAATGTAGATAATTTAGAATGGAGTAATTATTCAGATAATACTTTACATGCATATAAAAATAATTTAATAAAACCTATATCTGTTAAAGAATATTATAAACAAGATTTACCTAATGAAAAATGGAAAAAAATAAAGAATTATCATTATTCAGTTTCCTCATTAGGTCGAGTTAGAAATGATGAAACAATGCTTTTATTAAAGCCTTCTTTAACTTGCGGATATAATAAAGTAAGATTAAGTAATCAAGGCAAAGTTAAAGATATCTTAATTCATAAATTAGTTTATTGCATTTTTAATGATATTGAAAGTATTCCTGAAGGATTTGTTATAGACCATATAAATGCAGATAAAACTGATAATAAATTGGAAAATTTAAGATTAGTTACATTAAGTGAAAATGTTAAAGCTGCGTTATATAAAACAAAAACTAATTCATCTTGCAAAAAAGTTGAACAATTAACTTTAACAGATAATCATATTGCATATTTTAATTCTGTTGCTGAAGCTGCACGAAAGTTGAACTTAGATAGTAGCACTATATCAAAAGTATGCAGAGGTATTAATAAATCTCATGGTGGATTTCATTTTAAATATATAGAATAAAACTTCAACGACTATCCTGAAATAGCCTCCGAGGAATAATAAATAGAGGCAATAGGAGTAGGGCCGAAGCAAATGCGGCGGGTGAGAATCCCTTAAATCGAAATGGAGGAGTCTGTAATATTACAGATGTGATATAGTCTATTCTTATAGGAAACTATAAGCAGTTCATAAGAGAACGTATTAAGCATTGCGAACTTAATAGAATATAAAGATTCTAAATCTTTCCTCTCAATGATGGTATTAATGTTAAGATGTATTCTTTATCCAAATAGTCATTTATTCGTGACTACGGGTGGTAAAATATAAAATATAAAATAAGGAGGAGCACTAATGAGTGCAAAAAACGTCCTAACTAATTTTGAAAAAATTGATACTGAAGAAAAAGCTTATTGGCTAGGCTTTTTATATGCAGATGGCAGTGTTGGTTCTAAAGAAGATAAAATAGAACTTGGGCTTGCCGAAAAAGATTTAAAACATATAGAAAAATTTAAAACTTTTATGAACATAAATAATAAAATTAGTTATAGAGAAAAAACAAAATCTTATAGAATGAGTTTTAGAAGTTCCCAATGTAAACAAGATTTGATAAATAAAGGATGTGTTCCTAAAAAATCATTGATTTTAAATTTTCCAAATGAAAATCAAGTACCAAAATATTTAATTAGACATTTCATTAGAGGATATTTTGATGGTGATGGTTGGTTTACCAACACAGAAAAATGTTTTCAAGTAGGAATAATAGGGACTGAAAATTTTATAAATGGTTTTTTAGATTCTATTGAAAATATTGATAAGAAAAATAAAATTTTTGATGTTCATAGAGAAGATGGAGCTAAACGATATGTTTTTGGAGCTTATAATGATGTTTTAAATTTTTTAAACTGGATATATAAAGATTCAAATATTTATTTAGATAGAAAATATGTTAGCTATTTAGACTTTATAAAGAATGGAAGTAAGTATCATAAAACAAAATAAAATATTTTTTGCCGTATATTAAAGAAATTTAATATATGATTATCGCGGAATTAAGCGGGGAGGCTGAAATGCTAATCCGAACCGAAGGCTATAAAAATTATAGTCAGGGGCAACGCATAGATGGTGAAAAGATATAATCCATCCACGAGGCCGCGACACAATACTATATAGGAGTATTTGAGACTATCTCACCAATAGTCAAAACCTAACGTTAAACGAGGGTGAAAAGGTATGCTGAGCTTATACGAATAAAAAGTATAAGAACTAAAAGATAAAAAGCTTTTAGGATAACAAACTGAAAGAGCAAGCTGCAAGCATCACAATAGCTAAGATAGAGGAAATATGTAAGCTAATTCCCGCGCTTAATAATGAAATAAATTGGGATCGTGGTGTTTCTAAAAAATCAAAAGATGATGTAAAGTATGTATTTAAAAATGGTTCTTCTATTGATATTCTTGCGGCAAGGCAATCTTCTCGTGGTCAGCGTAGAACAGGCGGACTTATGGAAGAGTGTGTTCTTATCGATGGAGATATCTTAAACGAAGTTATTATTCCTACTACCAATGTAGATAGATTACTTCCAGATGGAACTAGACATAAAGAAGAAAATGTTAATAAGAGTCAAATATATATTACAACTGCGGGTTGGAAGAATTCATTCGCGTATGATAAACTTATTGAACTTTTAGTTCAAAGTGTTATTGATCCAAATCAAGTTATGGTTATTGGAGGAACTTATGAAACGCCAGTAACAGAAGGATTATTAGATGAAGATTTTGTAGATCAGCTTAAAGTACAAGGAACTTATAATGATGATTCATTTGATCGTGAATATAGATCAATATGGTCTGGTGCAGTTGAGAATGCATTCTATTCTGCGGAGAAGTTTGATAAACATAGAGTATTACTTCAGCCAGAGTATGAATATAGCGGAAGATCTTCTAAATCAGCTTATTATGTAATCGGAGTCGATGTTGGTCGTATTGGGTTAAAATGTATAGCTCAAGTAAAATTCCTTTAATTGCTGGGAACTCCTTTTAAATAAAGGACAATCAGCAGCCAAGAATTAAAATTTGTGTATATAAAGTTGGACAACTTTGTATACATTGTAATTCACAAATTTCATATATAATATCAGAAAGAAAGGAGATATTATTTATGGAATTAAATAATACTAGAATTATTACTTATCCAGGTTTTACTTTTAATCAAGAATATAGAATTGATAAAGAAGGTAATGTTTATTCTCCATATAGAGGATGGCATTTGATCAGTAAACAAGAAATTTCTAAGGGATATTTAAGAGTTGGTCTTATGACTAATAAAGGAAGAAAATTTTTTATGATACACAGACTTGTATTAGAAGCTTTTCAGCCTCGTAAAGATAGTTTACAATTACAAGTAAATCATAAAGATGGAAATAAACATAATAATAATTTAGAAAATCTTGAATGGTGTACTGGATTAGAAAATATTGCACATGCATATAAAAATAATTTAGCAAATAAAGCTAAAGGGGAAAATGCAGGATGTGTAAAATTAACAGAAAAAGAAGTATTAGAAATTTGTGAATTAATACAATCTGGAACAGATAGCTTAACTTCAATAGGAGAAAAATATGGTGTTTCTAAATACTGTATTTCAGATATAAAAAGAAAAAAAAGTTGGGGTTGGCTTACAAAGGATTATAATTTTAATTAAGGTTCAACGACTAGTTGAAAAACGTAGACTCAAGTGAGTCGAAATGGGGAACATTCAGAAATGAATGAAGATATAGTCTAATCTGCATGGTAACATGCAGCAGCGAAAGCGCATACAGCTTAACGAACTGTATGGAATATAAATGGTACAACAGAAGCATGCGTATTTAAGGCAACGCCGCAGCCGCAAGGTTCTGATTTGAAGACTCTTGTTAATATTTATACTTATGAAGCGGAAGACTTTGAAACACAAGCAATTAATTTAAAGAAATTATATTATAAATATAAAGCAAGAGTTCTTGCTATTGATGCCAATGGTCTTGGTGTTGGTCTTATTGACTTTATGACTAAAGCTCAAGTTGATCCAGAGAGTGGTGATGATCTTCCGCCTTTTGGAGTTGAAGATGGAACTGCAGAAGATACTATTAATCTTTATAAAAAAATTAAAGGCGCGGGAGTTGAAGAAAATGCTATGTATTTAATTAAAGCTAATGCACCTATTAATACCGAAGCATATTCTTATGCCCAAACACAAATGTCAAGTGGAAAAGTAAAGTTCCTTATAGATGAACAAGCTGCAAAAACTAAGTTAATGAGTACAAAGCAAGGACAAAATTATAACGCTGATCAGCGTAATACTTATCTTAAACCTTTTGTTTTAACTTCTATTTTAAGAGAACAAATGCTAGAAAATTTTGGCAGCATAAATAGTAATATTTATGAATAATAACCTTTCTAATTGCGGGGAACTCCTTAGAGTTTTTTCTACTTTTTAATAAGTAATAATGAAAGAAATTGGGCAATCCGCAGCAAAGTTATTTATATAAAAGTTATATTCTTACGAAGGGTAAAATTTTACGGAGGTAAGAATATAATGAAAACAATAATTATTAATGGAGAAAATACTGATTATAAAATAAATGAATTAGGAGAAATTTATAGTCAAAAAACAAATAAGATATTAACAGGAAGTATTTTTAATACTGGATATAGAATGGTAAGATTGACAACAAAAGAAGGAAAAAAAGGATATGCAGTACATAGATTGGTTGCTGAAGCTTTTATTCCAAATCCTGATAATTTACCTATAGTAAACCATAAAGATGGAAATAAGTTAAATAACACTGTAGAAAATTTAGAGTGGGTTGATCAATCTCAAAATCGAATTCATGCAATAGAAACTCAAATTAGTAAATTGGCTATTGGAGATAGGGAAAAAATAACCTTAGAAGAATTACAAAAACAAGATGAATGGAAGCAATATAAAGATACAAATTATTTTGTTTCTAAGCATGGTAGAGTATATAATACTAAAACAAATATCTTATTAAAAGAAACTCCTAATATAAGTGGATATATCAGATATACTTTAAGAATTAATAATAAAAATTATTCAAAACAAGCGCATATTCTAGTTATTGAAACTTGGACAGAGCAAGATTTAGATAATAAAATAGTAAATCATAAAGATGGAAATAAAATGAATAATTTTTTAGATAATTTAGAAATTATCAGTAAAAAAGATAATGCTCTTCATGCTTGCTATCAATTAGGAAAAATAGTAAAACCAGTTATCCAAATAAAAGAGGATGGAACAGAAATTGAATATCCTAGTGTAATTGAAGCAAGTAGGCAATTAAAAGTTACAGATGGAGCTATTAGATATGCGTTAAAAAATAATTCTAAAAGTTGTAATAGTTATTGGAAATATAAATAAAATGTTCAACGACTATCCCATAGGGAGATGAGAAGCTCCTATAGGAGTAGGGCCGAAGCTAATGCGGTGGGTGAGAATCCCTTAAATCGAAATGGAAGGCCCCTAGTATTAGGGTGAAGATATAGTCTCAACATCTAGTGAAAGCTAGAGCATAGAAATATGATATTAGAGTTGCGTCTAATATAAAGATAATGGAATTTGATAGAAGATAATGAAGGTGTAAATATTATTTTAAAACAAAGCAATAGAGGTATTAAGAAAGATAAATTTTCTGCTTTTGTATATGGATTGTATTATATAAAACAAGAAGAAGATAGAAAACGAAAAAGGAAAAAACGAGATATAAGTCAATTATTATTTTTTAGTTAATAGTTGGACAAGCGAAGAAAATATTTTATGAAGTAAATTAAAATAATATAGTAAAGGAAGAAAATGTTATGAAATCTAGTCGTGGAGAAATAAAAATATGTGATATATTAGATGCTGCGGGCTTGACTTATAAAGAAGAATATAGCTTTCCTGATTTAGTTTCAAGCAGTGGAAGACCACTTAGATTTGACTTTGCTGTATTTGATGATAATGGGGATCTGGATTTCTTGATTGAATATCAAGGAATCCAGCATTATGAAGCTAAATCAAAATATGGTGGGAAAAAGGGTCTTTTTAGACAGAAGTATAATGATGAACAAAAAAGATTTTATTGTAAAACTCATGGTTATACTTTAATTGCTATTCCCTATTGGGATGAAAATATTCTTGATTATGATTATATTATGAAGGCTGCATATGGTTGGGAGTAAAATAAAATGGGAGATATCTATGGAATTATAAGGCGAGATATAAATAAAATAGTTTATGTAGGACAAACTATTAGAACTTATAAAAGAAGATGGCAACAACATAAACAAGTTGCTAAATATAAAGATAGTTCTCATTATGCACTTTATGCAGCCATTCAAAAATTAGGAATTGATAATTTTTATCCTACTTTAATAGAACAATGTGATAATTCTTTATTAGATGATAGAGAAAAATTTTGGATAAAATTTTATCAAACTAAAGTTGAATTAGGTGGCTATAATTTAACAGATGGCGGAGATACAAATTCAGAAAGACAAAGAAAACATATTTATAGATATAATTTAAATGGCGAATATATAGATGAATTTGATTCTATTGCTGATGCAGGTTGGGAGTTAAATATTGATAATCCAACTCATATTGGGCAAGCCGCAGCTGGAAAATTAAATCAAGCATATGGCTATAGGTGGTCTTTTTTAAAAGAAGAAAAATTAGAAGCAAATAATAATATAAAGAAAAAAGAAATAAAGCAATATAATTTAAATAATGAATATATTAGAACTTTTTCTTCTATTGCTGAAGCAACTAATTTTTTAAATAAAGATCGCGCTGCTGGTAGTAATATAATTACAGTGGCGAAGGGAAAAAGAAAACAAGCCTATGGTTATAAGTGGAGTTATTAAAGTTATATCACCATATATTTGATTTTATAACTAATTTTTGTTATAATAGTAATTAGGTAAAGGAGGTGTCTCTTTGAGAAATAGAAGAACAGAAGAAATTAAAGCAAAAGGCTTTAGCATAATTTCTTCAAGAGATGCTAACTCTACAGTAATAGATACTGGATATCAAGGTAAACCGACTTTAGATTTTAATAATATTAAAGTTGGTGCTAAAATACTTGATGATGCAATCTTAGAATTAAAAGTTTTAAAAAATATTAATCCAAGATTAGCAGATAAAGGAACTGTACTTAGAGCTATTCATACTTATGATTTAAAAACAATGCGGGAAATTAGTGATTTCTTTTATAAAATAAGTGGTATTTATGCTCGTATTGTTAGATATATGGCTTTTATGTATCGTTATGATTGGATGTTAACTCCATATGCAAATGAAGAAAATGTTAATACTAAAAAATTATTAAAAAATTTTCAAGCAGGTTTAGATAAATTAGATAATTTTGGAGTTAAAAAATATTTTGGAGAGATTGCTTTGAAAGTATTAAAATATGGTGCTTATTATGGATATAAAGTTGAAGCATCAGATGGTACTCTTGTATTGCAAGAGTTGCCAGTTAATTATTGTAGGAGTAGATTTTGTAAAGGTAAAAAACCAGCAGTTGAATTTAATATGAAATATTTTGATGAACAGTTTAGAGATACTGCACAAAAGATGAAAATATTAAAACTGTTTCCTAAAGAATTTGCAAAAGGTTATGTATTATATAAGCAAGGGAAGTTACCTCCAGAGTTTGCGGGAGACCAGGGCGGTTGGTATTTATTAGATGTAGAACAAACTGTTAAGTTTACTGCTAATGGAGAAGATTATCCTATGTTTATCTCTGTTATTCCGTTAATTCTTGATCTTGATGAAGCTCAGGCTTTGGATAGAAAGAAAACAATGCAGAGATTATTAAAGATTTTAGTTCAAAAAATGCCATTGGATAAGAATGGAGAACTTATTTTTGATGTTGATGAAGCTCAACAACTTCATAATAATGCAGTGCAAATGTTAAGTAGAGCAATAGGCGTTGATGTTTTAACTACTTTTGCAGATGTTGATGTTGCAGATATGACAGATAATCAAGCAACAGCACAAACAGATGATCTGAAAAGAGTTGAAAGACAGTTATTTAATGAAGCAGGTGTTTCTCAAATGCAATTTAATACTGATGGTAATATAGCATTAGAGAAATCTATTTTAAATGATGAAGCTACATTATATAATATGATACTTCAATTTGAAGAATTTTTAAATGAAATTGTTAAACCTTTTAATGATGGAAAAAAGTTCAAATTTAGAGTTCAGATTTTGCCTACTACAATATATAATTTTAAAGAGTTATCTAAATTATATAAAGAACAAATGCAAGTTGGTTTTTCTAAAATGTTGCCACAAATTGCATTAGGTCAAAGTCAAAGTAGTATTTTAGCTAATGCTTATTTTGAAAATGATGTACTTGATCTTGTTAATGTATTTATTCCACCTTTAATGAGTTCTACTATGAATGAAAATATTCTTAATAGAGTAAAAGGCGCGGATGGCAGCTCTTCTTCTACTACAAAGGCAGATGGAAGTACTTCAGAGGGGGCCGGCCGCAAGGAATTAGCAGACGATCAAAAATCTGAAAAAACAATAAAGAATTTGGAAAGTAAAAGTTAATGGAGGACAACGCAAATGGGAAGAATGAGTGTTGCTACTATTGATTCTCCAGAGTTTATTAAAATTACTTCTATCAGTCCATTAGTTTCTAAATGTGAAATAAAAGTGCTTTATGTAGGCGCTAATCGCAATAGAAGCTTTATTACCGAAGAAGTGGCTACTAAAATGGCTCAAACCTTACCTGGTTGTCCTATTGTTGGATATTATATTGATAGAAAAGAAGATTTTGGAGATCATGGAGATCAAATGATAATTGATGGAGAAGGTGTTAAGTTTAATAAACTTACAAAACCTTATGGATTTATCGCTCCTGATAGCAAAATTTGGTTTCAAAATTTTAATGATACAGATGAATTTGGAAACACCGTAGTTAGAAAGTATTTAATGACTGAAGGTTATCTTTGGACTGGTCAATTTGAAGAATGTCGCAGAGTCGTAGATAAAGGAAATCCGCAATCTATGGAATTATGCGATGATGAAACTTTAAAAGGTCATTGGTCAACTGATAATAATTGTGGTGTTGACTTTTTCATAATAAATGACGCAGTATTTTCTAAGTTATGTATTTTAGGAGAAGATGTTGAACCTTGTTTTGAAGGTGCTTCTGTCACTTCTCCACAAGTAAGTTCTAAATTTCAAAAAGATGATGAATTTGTTAAAACTTTATTTAGCATGGTTCAAGAGTTAAAAGAACTTACCTATTCATTAAAAGAAAAAGGAGGAACTTTAATGGAAAAGCCAGAGAACGGTGCTGAATTTACTCAAGAGAATGCACAAGCATCTAAGACTCCTGAAGAAAATTTTCAGGCAACTGAAGAAAATCAAAATGCTGCAGCTGCAGCAGAATCTCAGGAAAATACAGAAAATTTTTCTGCTGAAAAGGACAATGTAAATTCAGAAGAAACCCCTAAAAATGATACTAATGTAGAAGAGTTTAAAAAGAATGAAGATGAAGAAGAAAAGAAAGAAGATAATAAAGAAGAAGATAAGACTGAAGAAAAAGAAAAAGAAGAAGAAGACAACGATGATAAGAAGAAATACTCTTTATTAGAAGAAAAGTATGCATTACTTGAACAGGAGTACAATGAACTCAAAACTAATTTTGCTTTATTGCAAACCGAGAAAGAAGAATTAGTTAAGTTTAAGTCTTCTGTTGAAGATAGTAAAAAAGATGAATTAATTAAATCTTTTTATATGCTTTCTGATGAAGATAAGAAAGAAGTTATCGAACATAAATCTGAATATTCTTTGGATGACATCGAGGCAAAACTTTCTATTATCTGTGTAAGAAAGAAAGTAAACTTTAATGCGGAAGATGCAGAGGAAAAAGATTCTGCACCTACAACATACTCTCTTAATGGATTACAAAGTAATGAAGCTGATCTTCCAGCTTGGTTAAAGAGAGTAGAAGAAAGAAAACAAGAGAAAGAAATGTAATAAAATAAGGAGGAATATAAAAAATGGCTATTACTATTACAAGAAATAAATATGGTCAAGTAGAGCCAAATCAGCTTTCTGCTCAGAAGACTGGTCAGATTTATGCTAGTCTTCCTCTTGATAAGGAAGTTAATGTGCTTCAAAATGGCGAATTTATGTTTTATGATTATGCCAATGGTACTGTAAATAGCGGTAAAGATGGTTCTGCTGCTGGTACAGTAGCTACAAAGGGTGAGCCAATGCTTGTATTCAACGAAATTAAGTTGTATGAGCCGTTCTGGAGAACATCCTATAAAGATTTTGCTATGATTCGTGTTAATGATGTAGATAATTCTACAACACCGCCTACACCGATTCCTGGTGAGAACTATGTAACATCTGATCTCGCTACTGCAGGATATGGCGATGGTGCTAATTATGCAGCAGGTACAGTTAATGGTCATACTGAATATCCATATCGTATGGATGGTTTTGCACCTCGTTTGTTCAAGACTAATGTTGGTGATATTTATACAACTAACATGGTTAAGACTGGTGTTTCTTATCAAGTAGGTGATACACTTACACCGGTAGCTGATGCTACTTCTAAGACAATGGTTCTTGAGTTGACAACTGATACGACAGGTATGTTATGGCAAGTAGTTAAAGAAACTACAATGCCAGATGGTCAGCCAGCTCTGAAACTTCAGAGAGTACAGTAATAAAAGGAGGATAAAAAAATGGCTTTAGAATTTAATGAACTTCTTAAATTAGCTAAAAGCGTAGCCAAGGCAAATCCTTCTGTTGCTACTGCATTTAGCTTTAAAGATAAAACTTATTCTTATAATGAATTACAGGATACTTTAAGAGATGAATTTAAAGAAATCGCTGGTACATATTCATTATATAGACAAAATAAAAATACAGTATTTGCTTTAATTGAGCAGACAATTGATGATGTTCTTCCTGCAAGAGTTCTTGAGCAGTATGGACAGTTTGCAGATATTAAGACTTTCGCACAGGGCGATAAGCCAATCTTTACACAGAGAATTACTCAGGCTTCTAAGAGACGTGCTAAGCAGTTTATCGGTAAAATAGGTCTCGCTGGTTTATACGAAGTATTCAAGCTTGATGGTCAGAGCTATGAAGTTGCTACCAACGCAATTGGTGGTGCTGCTCAGATCGGATTTGAAGAGTGGCTTGATGGTCGTGTAGATTTTGCTGACGTTCTTGATATTGTTATGGAAGGACTTGATGCTTGCATCTATATTGAAATTGAAAAGCAGCTTGTTGGTGCGATTGGTCATGTTCAACCTGCAAATTATCATAGTCAGAGCGGTTTCAGTGAGACTCAGATGGATAGATTAGTTGCCATCGCTGATTCTTATGGTAAATCCGCAATTTACTGTACTTATGAGTTCGCAGCTACTATGGTTCCTGCTACTGGTTGGATTTCTGATGAAATGAGAAATCAGAAGTGGAACAATGGTTATCTTGCAAATTACAAGGGTCACCAAGTAATTGTTCTTCCTCAGTCTTATGAAGATGAAACTAATGCTTGCAAGGTAATTGATCCTAGCTATGCATACATTATTCCGGTTGGTGCTGAAAAGCCAGTTAAGATCGCATTTGAAGGTCAGACTATCGTAGATGAATATACAAACTACGATCGTTCTCGTGAAGTTCAGGTTTACAAGAAAGTTGGTGTAAGAGCAATCTTCTCTAACGCAATCTGTGTATATCAGAACAGCACTTTAACTAGACCGTAATAAAAAGTTTAGAGATAAAAGAAAATATGGGGAAGGTGAAATATACTTCCCCAATATTTTTATAAGGAGAAAAAAGGAGATTGTGTTATGAAGGATGACGAATTAATACTTGTTAAGAATAGAAGTAATGGTAGCGTAGGTTATACTTTACCTGAATTGAATGTAAATAGATTCTTCGCATTTGGTGAATCTAAAAAAATTCCACTTAATGAATTAAGACAACTTCAATATGCAGATGGTGGAGAATATCTTTTAAAGAATTGTTTAATTGTAGAGAATGTATCGGCACTTGATGCTTTAAATATGCAAGTAGAACCAGAATATTTCTATGATGAAAAGAAAATTAGAGAAATTCTTTTGGAATCTGATAATATGGATGAATTTCTTGATTTCCTTGATTTTGCTACTGAAGGCGCTATTGCTATTGCAAAGAAGATTGCAGTTGAAGAGCAAATTCCAGATAGTAGAAAACGTAAAGCTATCAGTAAAAAGACTGGTTTTAATATAGATAAAGCGATTGAAATTAATGAAGTTTTGAACGCTGAGGATGAGAAGAAAGACGAGAAGGAAGAAACTAAAGAGAGAAGAGTTAAAGAAGATGCGGCAGATGCTACTCCTAAGCGCCGTACAGCTGCTCCCGCAGTAGAAATTTCTTCTGAAAAACCTAGATACAATGTCATTACTAAAAAATAATTAGTAGAAAGTGAGGTAATTAAAATGGAAAGAGAAAAAATTCCTACCTCATTTATAACCATATATGATAGTTTTTTAGCAAGAGTAACTGATGATATGTATATGGAAATGACAGAGATTGAAACGATTGAAGCATTACAAGATATTTTAATTAATGCTATTCCTAGATTTGAATTTCCTAGAGTTGATTTATTTAATTATGAAGAAGGCTATTGGGGTGATTTGGGTACATATCAAGGAGTAGAAAGTAATAATAAAGAAGTGCCAGCTATCGGATGGGTAGGTGGCGCTTTTCCTTATATGCTTACGAAAGAAGAAATTAATATTCTTGCATTATGTATGGTTATTGAATGGCTCGGACAGCAACTTGATACAACAGATAATACGAAAGAAAAGTATTCGGGATCTGATTTTAAGTTCACTTCTCAAGCCAATCACATGGCTAAATTAAAAGTTTTAATTGATACACAAAACAAAGATTCTGTGCATTTACAAAGAATTTATAAGAGAAGACAAATTACTGATGATGGTAGTGTCCAATCCACTATGGGTAATATAATCTCTAAGCCTAATTATGGCGCAAAAGGTAAAGAGGTTAATAGAGTCGGATTTTGGGCGAAAGGGTTCCCACATCATCATGGTTTTTAAATATGATATAGAATTTGATAAAGATGCGGTAATAAAGAATATTAATCGAATTACAGATAGAATATTTAAATTATTGCCAAGTCGAGAGGAAGGTGGAGATTGGGAAACCCCTCTTAAAAATCTTATTTTAGAAATTATTGGAATGGATCAGCTTTGGGTTGATCAAACTAATTTGTTTTCTTTGTTATGTAAATTAGAAGCATTACAAACTTTAACTGAGGAGAATGATTTTTTTACTTTTAGGAAATTAATTTTTGAATGTTTGAGTCTTATAACTCAAATCAAAAATGAAATTAAATAATGGAGGTATAATATGAGCAGTTTAGATAGAATGAAAAATAGAATATCTTATACTGGATATGATCTCCATGATAAAAAAAATGTTAGAGAAAAATATTATTCCTTTTGCAGCGCATTGAAAAATAGTTATCAAGCTGAGTGGATAACTCTAAATAGGGGGAAAGAAAATGAAGCTAGATGGAGATGTTTAATCAATCCTTCTCGTTTAACAGAACAATTTGATAAAAAAGTTCTATCAATAGATTTTGATTCTGGCGTTATGGAAGGCACCATTTTTTGGTGGGATAGAACTAATAGATATTGGATTGTAGATTTACAACAACATACAGAAGAAGCTTATTTTAGAGGAATTATAACAAGAGCAGATTATGAGGTTGATGTAGATGGAGACCCTTATATTATAAGTCTGCGGGGACCGGTTGAGACTACTACAGTTTGGAATCAGAAACACGGTATCACGTGGAACGATCTTAATTATTCAATGGTTATGAAAGTAACTAAAGACAGTAAAACAGTTAATTATTTTTCAAGACATAAGGTAATAAAGGTAAAACTTAATTATCATGATGCGGAAACAGATGAAATGTTAGAAGAATGGCATAATTGGAAGGTTGTTGCAACTGATAAATATTCTCAAGAGAGAGTTATGGAAGTTTATTTAGATGAATGGTATGATAATGAGATGGAAGATGCGATGATTCAGAAAGAAGAAGAAATTCCAGATCTTATGTCACCTCACATTGAAGGACCTTCCGCTTGTCATGTATTTGATGATAATGTTGTTTTTTCTATTGTTGGAATTATCAGTGGAAAGTTTGTAGTTAATTCTAATAAAGTAAAAATTAAATCTTCAACAGATAAATCGTGTGTGTTAGAAATAATATCAGGAAAAGCCTTTTCATTTACTTTATCTTTTATTGGAGATAATGGTGAACGAGTTGATAAAGTAATTGAAGTAAAATCATTTTAATATTTGGAGATACAAGGAGGATAGCTATGAGAGGTTCAAGAATGAACGGTTATCAAGGTGAATTTAAATCATCTTTTCTCTCTTGTGAAAAAGATACTGAAACTATTGTAAAGAAATTGTTTGTTGAAAGTCGTCCTTATAGCGATATGCTTAAGAGATTACTTTTAATTAATACTAAAGATTGTCTTTATGATATGACTAATCAAACTTATATAGATAAGATTAATCATACTTCAGTTCAAGATTTAAGAGAAAAAGGTTATATTAGATTTGAACCTAAAATATTAATGGGAGAGAATGAAGAAGTAAAATCTTATATTAGAATTTCATATGATCATTTTACTCCTGATAGACATAATGATCAATTTAGAGATTGCATTATTGAGATTGATATTATTTGTCATCCTGAATATTGGGATCTTGGTAACTATAGAATGAGACCAATAAAAATTGCGGGATACATAGATGGTATTTTAAATAATAATAAATTATCTGGCATTGGAACTCTTAACTTTGCGGGAATGAATGAAATCATTTTAGATGAAAATCTTGCTGGCTATTGTTTAATGTACACAGCCACTCATGGTAGTGATGATTATATAGAGGCAGAATGAGAAAAGTAGATCCTTTATCTCTCCAAACTGGAATAGATATCCCTTTTCCTGAAGCAAGATTAACAATTCATCAACCAAGTATAAAAGAGATTAGCATGATAGGAGAATTTAATTTTCATTTAGGTTCTCAATTTTTATTGTTTGATAAAGATAAAATATTAGACGACAAGGACAAAGTTAATTTAGAGAATAAAAATAATTTTGATATATTTATGTCAGTAATGAGCGATCGAAAAAATTTGGAACATAAAGTTCATGCTTTAATGGTTTTATCTTTATTATTTCCAAATGCTCAGATAAAGATAGAAAAAACTCATATACTTATAAAAATAGGTGAAGACACATCCAATATAGATGCTAAAAATTTTAGCGCATTTCAGGATATAATTGCTCAAATATTTTGTTTAATGGAAGAATTAAAAGATCGATTTAATCCAGCGGATGCACTTGCTGCGGCAATTGCAAAAAAAATAAAAAAAGCAGAAGCTAAAAGACAAGAAAATAAACAACTTGATCTTGAGAATGTTTCTGTTTATGGAAAGTATATCAGCATTCTTTCTGTTGGTTTAAAGAAAGATAAAAATGAATTATCTGATTATACAATTTATCAATTAAAAGATGAATTTAAGAGATTTTTATTAAATCAAGATTTTGATATGTATGTAAAGATGAAAATTGCAGGCGCAGAAAATTTAGATGAAGTAGAAGATTGGATGCAAAATACAGTGATTTAAAAAATAATTTCGTATTATTTTTTAAAATATAAAAATGTTTTTCAATATTGTTGAAAATAAAAAATTAAGGAGGAAATAAGATATGAAGTTCGGTGTAAGAGAAATTGTAGATGTAGTTTTCAAAGCTGCAGCCGACAATCAGAGAATCGGTGATAGAACATTTAAGAAATATCAACCGGTATTTAAAATTGATACAGCACAAACTTCTTCTTTGGAGCAGTCTACTACAACTGTATATGCTCAGGGTGGTAAAGGTTATGCTCGTTTGATCGCTTGGGAAGGTGAAAAGCAAATGACCTTCACAGTTACAGATGCACTTATGTCTCCTATGGGACTTGCAGTATTAACTGGCGCTGGTCTTATTAAGCCAAACAATACAGATAAAATAGCTCATGTTCATATGACTATTGATAAGGCTTTAAACTCTTCTGGTCAAGCAGTAGTTACTCTTGAAGATCTTCAAGAAGAAACTGGATTAAATAATGTAACAAGATTTACCATATGTGCATTAGAAGATTTACAACCTTATGCAACTAGATTAGATGGTTCTGGTGCTGGTATTGAGTGGTATAGTAATGTAACTGTAGATGGAACTAAGGAAAGTGGAGATGAGTATATCACTGTAGATGCTAGTCATTCTGCAACTTTCACTGTTAATGAAGCTACTCCTGGAACTGTTCAATTAGATTTTTATCTTGCTATGAATAATTCTAATGCAGTTACAGAAGTAGATATTGCTCCAGAAAACTTTGGTGGATACTTCTATATTGAAGCTCAGACATTGTTCCGTAGAGAAGATACTGGTCTTGATATGGCTGCAGAAATTATCATTCCTAAGGCTAAAGTTCAGTCTAACTTTACTTTTACAATGGCGGCAAGTGGCGATCCTTCCACATTCGACTTTGTTATGGATGCATTCCCTGGATATACCAGATTTGATCGTACAAAGAAATTAATGTGCAAGATTCAGATTCTTGGTAGCGATAATGATGCAAAAGAGGCTGACGGAAGTCATGTTCATGAATCTTATCCAAATCCGGCATCCCCGGTTTTTCCGTAGGCGTAACTCCAACCCCTAGTATTGATATAAAAAATAGTCAACCAGTAGGAACTGATTCAATTCCTGCTGGCTGGGCTTTCGATACGGAGTTCCGCAATAATCAGGGAAAACTTAATGTAACAGTTAATGATGATACTATCGCAGTAACAGTTACAGGTGGCGTTGCTAACCTTGATGAATGGACATCTACTGATCCAGATCAAGCAACTTTTGGTGATAAACCTTGGATTGCTCTTGATATTGATACTGGATTGGATGATATTACTAAAGTTAAATATAATGGTGCTTTTCTTACAGCTCAAGATGTTGAAGATGCTTCTGCTTGGGGTCTTTCTGCAGGACACTTTATTCTTTGGCTTAAAGCAGATGATGTTAAAACGACTCCTGAAACCTTTACTTTGGGTGCGGAAGACGTTGAAACAAAGACTATTACAATTACAGTTGCAGACGCAGCTTAATACTTCGATTTTTAAAGCGGGAGGCGCAGTTGCGCTTCCCGCTTTTTTGTTATATAGAAAGGAAGTGAAAATATGGCTCAAATAACTTCTAAAATATTATTTAAAGGACTTCATGATAAAGAAGGTGTTCTTAGCGATGAAGATATAAAAGAAATATTGGATAGAAGTGCTGAAATATTATCTATTAATGAAACTAGTAAAATATTTACTAATTTGAGTGGATTTAATGATAGATTAAAAGAAATTGGAAAAATAATAGAACAAAATATAAAATTATATATATCAACAAAAGGAACAATAACAACAAAAGCAACTATAAAAAATAAAAAAGGAGAAATAACTCATTATAATGATCCTTTTACTCAATTTACTTTTTTAAAAGATCAAATGGTAAACAATATAGAAGAAACAAAAATGTTAAAAGAAGTTAAAATTGCATTAGGAGAAGCTTATTTTTTGATTATGAAATTTAGAGAAAAAATGACTAATGAAAAAATAAATTATGGTATTTATGCAGATTATACAGATGGAGATTGTGAATTAGTAAATATTACAGAAGAAAATATTTTATATTTTATGAATATAAATTCTGAAAGGATTGGTTTATCTCTTACTAAAACTGTAGTAGATAATATTAGAGAATTTATAAATGATGAAGAAAATAAGAATATAGGTATTGATATTAATATTATAAAAAGTAAAGTGTATAATAATTTTATTATGAACGGTTTATTAGCGTCTGATAGTGAATTAAATTTATTTGATAAGAAGAATACAGCAAAAGAATCTGGTATTTTTATAAAAAAAGCTATGGCTTATGATGAAAAAAATGAATTATATCAAAGATATTTTAAATATAGAAATAATTTTGTTAAAATGAAAGACGGGGTCGAGCATAGATTAAAATTTAATAGAGGCCATGTTGCTGAAGCTTTTGATATAGCATATAATAAATTATATGGAGAGTATGGAAGAAAAACGGCTATTTTTAATGATTATACAAAATTAAAGGATGAATTCGTAGCAAATTTATATTTTGATAATGTAAAAGCAATTAAAGGCGGTGATAATGCATTAGATTTAATGAATCAACGATCTATTAAAGCATATGGTAATGGATTGTATGATGTATCTACTATATATAATGATATAGTTAATTTAACATCAATTTTAGATTCTGTATTATCAAAAGAATTCAATCCTAAAAATAGAAATATGAGAAACGATATTAAAAATAAACTTATAAATATGTTTTTTGAAAGAGGAAAATATTCTTCAGATTCAAAATTTAATCAAGTCACAAAAAAAGCCGTTTCAAAAGTAATAGGAGAAATTATTAATAGTGAAATGACTTGACAAGTGAAAAATTTTTTGATATAATTATTATAAAGGTAGTTTTAAAAAAGGAAACAAAAGGAGGAAATAATCCATGAATTTTAAAGATATGGGTTTAACTTTAAATAAAAGTTTAAAAGTAATTAAAATTAATGGGAAAGATGTTGCGGTAAAACAATACCTTCCCGCAATTGATAAAAATTCAATTTTAGAAAATGCTATGCAACAGGCAGATCAGGGTACTATTCTTAATACTTTTGCTCTTGATGCATTTTTCCATGTATATCTTATTATTAAATATACAGATATTGAATTTGGAGTTAATGAATTAAGCGAGCCTTTGCTTTTATATGATATACTTGAGTCTAATGGAATTATTGATGCGGTAGTTGCTGCAATTCCTGAAGATGAATATAACTCTTTAAAAGAATATTTACTTGAGATGGTTAATAATTATCTTACTTATAGAAATTCTGCACGAGCTTTGGTTGAACAATTAAGTTTCTTTGCACCGGCTTCCGCAGAAAAACTTAAAGAAGTTGTAGATAATTTTGATGTTGATAAATTAAAACAAGTTGTCCAAATTGCTGATAAAACAGGAATGAATAATGGTCAACAATGATTAATAGATAAGACCTTACTATTATATATTAATAGTAAGGTCTTTTTTATTTAGTTCTATTTGAGAGAAAAGGAGGTTTAGAGATGGCTGAGAAGAAAAATCGAATAGATTTTTATTTAGATTTTAAAAAGGGTGATATGAATGCCCTTAAAGATTTAAAGAAAGATATTGCAGATATTCAAATGATGGCTGGAGACGCTGATTTTATAAGTGGTTTAAAGCCTAAAGAAATTCAAAAAATGACTGATGCTGCAAGAACTCTTAATACTGCTTTAGATCAAGCTTTTGATGTCAATTTAAATACTGTAAATATACAAAAATTTAATAATTATTTAAAACAAAGTGGTTATACTGTAGCTACTTTACAAAAAGATTTATCATATGCAGGAGTTACTGGTCAACAAGCTTTTTTAAAAATGACTGGACAATTAATGCAATTTAATACTGTAACAAAGCAAGTTAATAAATTTTTAGATGGCTTAGCTACTTCATTTTTTAATACTGTAAAATGGGGTATTATGTCATCTATTATGAATAATATTAGTGGTACTATTCAAAAAGCTTATTATTATGTAGAAGATTTAGATAGCGCTTTAAATGATATTCGTATTGTTACAGGTAAGAGTGCCGATGAAATGAAACGTTTTTCTAAGCAAGCAAATGAAGCTGCTAGAGCATTAGCTGTAACAACAGAAAATTATACTCAAGGTTCTTTGATTTACTATCAACAGGGTTTGGATGATGAAACAGTTAAAACATTAACTGATATTACTGCAAAAACTTCTAACGTAACTGGACAAACAATGAGTGTTGTTTCTGAACAATTAACTGCGGTTTGGAATGGTTATAAAGTTGCTAATGAAGCAGCAGAAAAAGGTATGCAGGTTTATGAAGAGTATGTAGATAAAATGGCTGCGGTTGGTGCTACTACCGCATCTGATTTACAAGAATTATCAACTGCTATGAGTAAAGTAGCATCTGCCGCATCTTCAATGGGTGTTACATTTGATGATTTGAATGCCCAGATTGCTACTATTGTGTCTGTAACTAGACAGGCTCCAGAATCAGTTGGTACTGCATTAAAGACTATTTATGCGCGTTTAGGTGATTTAAAAGTTGATGGAGTAGATGAATTTGGAGTTAAACTTGGTGAAGTTACCACTCAACTTCAAACTATGGGTATTAATATTTTAGATCAAAATGGCAATATGCGTGAAATGTCTAGTGTTATGGCAGAAGTAGCTGAAAAATGGGATACTTGGACTTCTGCTCAAAGACAAGCTGCTGCAGTTGCTATGGCTGGTAAACGTCAGTATAATAATTTAGTTGCATTATTTGATAACTGGGATATGTATGGAAAAGCTTTAGAAACATCTTTAAATGCAGCAGGGATTCTTGAGAAGCAACAAGAAACTGCCATGGAATCTCTTGCTAATAAGATGAATGTTTTAAAAGCAACCGCAGAGAAATTATATGGTGTATTATTTGACACTGATACAATAGGTAATTTTATAGAAAAAGGTATTGAAATATTAGATATAGTTTCTAATTTAACTGAAGCCCTTGGTGGATTAAATAATATTCTTCCTATGATTGGTTCTATTGGATTAACTGTATTTAGTGAACAGATTGGAAGAGACCTCTCAACTATTATAATAAATGCACAAAATGCTCAGAATAATTTAAAAAATATGGAAGCTAGTTTTCAAACATTATCTTCTATGTATAAAGATTCTGCATTATTTAATTCTGCGAATGGATCTGCTACACAACAAATTCAAGCAGATCAATTAAAAGAATTAAAAGTATATTATGAAGAAATGTATCAATATGCTTCTATAATGACACAAGAGCAAAAAGAGCAATATAACAATATCTTGAAACAAAAAGTTGAAATGGGTAGTCTTGCTATTGAAGTTCAAGATATGATAGATAATTGGAAGAATAATGATCCATATGGTATTATTAATAAAGAAATTATTCAAAATATTACGGATACAAAAGTTTGGAGTGCTGAGTCAAAAAGATTAAATAGTATTATTACTGGATTAGGTGCTGTTTTTGATGAAAATGAGATTACTATAGAAAAAATTACAAATCAACTTAATGGAGTAAGTGATCTTGGAATAAAAAGAGTAACTGCTACTTTTGAAAGATTAGTAAAAAGTGGTATGGATGAAAGTAAAGCATTAGAAATAATAATAAAAAATATTGAAAAAGTAAAAAATAGCGCTCAAAGTATTGTATATTTAGATGATAAAGTAAAAAATGCTACTGCGTCAACTAAACAATTAGGAGACGCTCTTAAAAATAATTTAAATACTACTAAAATGGTTATTGATATTACTAAAACAGTTGGAGCGTTGGGACAATTAGTTTCTGTTGTGAGTATGATTCAAAATATTGGTAATATAGCAGATAATGAAAGTTTGAGTCAAACAGAAAAATTTACTCAATTATTAGCAAATTTAAGTTTTACTTTACCTATGGCAGTGACTTCTTCAATTAATTTAGCTAAAGGAATTACATCTCTTGGTTCTGTTTTTAAAAATATTATACCTTCATTATTTAGTTTAAATACTTTACAAGAAGCAAGAATTGCATATAATAATGCTGAAAGAGTATCTACTTTACAAAACATACTTTTAGAACAGGCTAGCCAAAAAATTTCAAAAGAAAAAATTTTAAAATTAATAGAAGAAAATGGATTAATTGAACTTCATATTACTGCAGTTAATAAAGATACTAAAGAGCAAGTAAAAAATGCATTAGCTTCAAAAGGTATTATTGGATTATCTCCAGAAGTTATTGCTGCTATTACAGGAGAATGTTATGCTACAGAAATGAATACAATAGCAAAAAGTGCAGGAACTAAAGCTAATTTAGCTTTTGCCGCATCTGCTGGTATTATTGCTGTAGCAGTCGTTGCAGCTGCGGGGGCAATTTTTTATGCTTATTATAAAGAACAACAAGCGAGAGAAGCTGCAATAAAAGCAAGACAAGAAGAACAAAAAGCTTTTGAAGAAGCACATGAAGCAAAAAGAAAAGAAATTAAAGAGACTCAAGATTTAATTCAATCATATATTGATTTATATGCTAAATATAAAGATGGAAATGCAGAAAAATCTGTAATGGTTGAAAAAACTAATAAATTAGTTGATATATTAGGCGAAGAAAGAATTGCTGTTGCTAATTTAACTGGTGATTATGAATCTCTCAATAAAGAAATGAGAGAACATCAGAAGAATCAAATTCAGAAAAAAATTAATCAAAATAATCAAGAGATAACTGAAGCTATAAACAATTTAAATAATGTTGAATATGTAAAAGATTTTAAATATTCTAATATAGAAGTATTAGAACAAAATAATTTAACAGATTATTTTGAATTATCTGATACAGGAGATTTAAGACTTAAAGCAGAAAATGTAAAAGCAGAAAATGTTGGGGAAGTATATGGAGCTTTAAGTAGATTAATAAAAGCTTTTCCTCATTTAAGAAATGAACTTATAATGTTTGCTGGTCAAGTTGAAGATCAGCTTGGTAGAATACGAACTAATTATATTGAAAATGAATCTCTTGAAGTAGAAAAAAATGCAGCTGGTAAAAATTTAGATAGTGTAAATTCTTTTGAAGAATATAATAAAATTCTTCAAGAAACTATAGCAGATTTAAGAAAAACTGGAGATTATCAAAAAGCTTCTCAACATGATGTGACAGAGGCAGCTATAAATATGCTTTCTGGTCTGTCTGGTAATAATAAAACCTATGAGCAAAGAGCAAGAGGTACTAATTATTTAGTTAATAAATATGGAGAAAATTATGGTAAAATTGGTAATATAACTAATTTTGCTAATAATTTAACTGATGATGAATTAGCTTTAGTATTACAAGATAAAGTTTATATTGATAGTAAAACTACAGAAGAAGAAATTCACAATCAATTAGATATAATTCAAAAAGAAGCTTCTAAAGATGATTTGTCTATTGCAGTATCTTTAAGAGCAAAATTAACTTCTGATAAAAAATTAACTAAATCAGAATTAGAAGAATACGCTCAAGAACAAGGACTTCTTTTACAAGATTATGAAGTTGAGTTACATGATTTTGAAAATCAATCTAATTTAGAGCAAGTTCAAAATTTAAATGCTATAGTTGATGATAAAATTGCTGCAAATCAAAGATATTTACAAGAAGTTAAACAAGATGCGCAGGATGAAGTAGAGTTATATGAAAAAAATCTTGAAGAATTTAAAAAATTACAATATCAAAAAAATGCTGCAAATTATGATCCTAATGTAAAAAAATTATCAGAAGAAGAACAAAAACGCTATGAAGAATTAAAGAAAATTTTAGAAGATACTTCTGATACTTATGAACATTATAAAGAATTACTTGATGAAGGTAATGGTCTTTTATTAGATGAATTTGATAATACAATTTTTGATAATCTTGTTTCTGGACTTGAGGGTGTCGTATCTGAAGCAGAAATCTTAAGAGATATTGCGGAAGATGTTGGTGAAAATTGGATTATCGCTGCAGAAGATATTGAACATTTTGGGAAGAATTTTCCTGATGTTTTAGCTGCGCAAAAAAATTATAATGTTTTAGAAGATGGTAGTATTCAGTTAAAAAAAGAAGGTCAACAGGTTTTACAAGATACTGTTAATATATATAAAAAAGAATTAATAGCAAAGAATGAAAGTTATCAATTAGAACTTCAAAAGCAAGCAGATATCCAAAAAGCTCAAGCAGATTATTATAAGAGCATGGCAGATAATTTAAGATCTTACTTAAGCGGAGAAAAAACAGCCGGAGAAGTTGAGGCTTCAATGGCTCAAGATTTAAGTGATTTTAAAGCTGCATTAATAGAAGCAGAAGCTGGTGATAATGAAGAACTTGCTAGAGTAATGCAAGAAGATTTAGATAATGTTACTAGTAATGCAAGAAATAATACTTCAAATATTTATGAATATTGGAGTAGTGTTGGGACTGTTGCTGCTTTAGCAGGAAGAGCATATGATGATGGCTTTGAAGATCCAGGATTGAATCCTAAAGGACAAGCTGGACCTAGTGGAGTTAAAGAAGGATCTGGATATAGCTCAAAAAGACGTAATGATGGATCAGATCCATTAGATGGTCTTTGGAAGATGTCAGATGAAGAAATTCAATCTTTAATAGATGAATATGATAAAAGGTATACTGAAGCATATAATAGATATAGTAGTTATATTTCTGAAAAAACTAATTTAGGAACTTCAGTGAATGAAGCAATCTATGCTATGGATAATGCTGCAGCAGGCAAAGGCGGAAAAGGCTCTAAATCTTCTTCCAAAGATAAAAAAGATAAAGAGAAAAAAGAACTTGAAGATGAATTTAATAAATACTTTGATATTGAAAAAGCTATTGAAGCAGTAGATAGACAAGTTTCATTATTAGAAGAGCATCAGAAGAATCTTCATGGTAAAGAATTAATTGATTCTTTAAAACAAGAAAATGAATTAATTGAAAAGCAAACTGAAAATTATAAGAAATTATATGCAGCACAACAAGAAGAAGCAAAAGAATTAGGTGCTATTCTTAAAGGTAAAGGTCTTGAATTTACAGATGATGGTGCAATATCAAATTACGCAGAAGCTACTACCGCGGCTTTGGCGAAATATAATGCAGCGGTAGACGCATATAATGCGGGCACGATGGATGATGCGGCATTTGAAATTCAAGAAAAAGCATATGAAAGATTTAAGAAACAATTAGAGCGTTATGAAGAACTTTACTATAAAGAAATGCAAGATACTTTTGATAAGATAGATGAAAATAATCGTAAAGTATTAGACAATAATCTTAAAGCTTGGGAAACTGAAATTCAAATTCAGTTAGATTTAAATGAAGCTGAAAGAGAATGGAATAAGTTCTTTAAAGAAATTGGAACTGATTTTAAGAAAGTATTTAAAGATCTTCAAGTAGAAATAAAAGCGATTGCCGCAGAAGCTAAGACTTACCAATCTGATATTGCTGTTGATATTAAAGCAATTAATGATACAATGGCAGAAATTGATAAGTTAAATGCAGATCAGGCTACAGATCATACTCAAGCAATTTCTCAAGCGCAAGAGAAGTTAAAAGAATTAAATGATCAATTAATGGATCATGCTAGCTCTCTTCATCAGGCGGTAGAAGATGCTTGGGATGCATATTTAGAAGGTATTGATCAAGCAGCAGAAAAATTTGATAAACTTAATGATCAGTTTGATAGAATCAATAACCAGTTAGAATTCCAAGGCGAATTGATTGAATTGATGTATGGTGAAAAGGCTTATGATTTAATGGATAAACTCTATGAAGGTCAAGAGCATGCTTCCCGCAATCAAATCCAATCTGTTCAACAGCAACTTGACTTTTGGAAGAAATTATATAATGAAACTTCTGAAGGTGATGAAGATCACGAAAAAGCTTTGAAGAAAATGAATGAGTTACAAGATGAATTAAATGATCTTACTCTTGATTATATTAAGACATTAAAGAATGAATATGGTAATACTATTAATAAAATTCTTGATGACTTAAATAAAAAGCTTACTGGTGGAAAAGGTTCTGATTGGTTGACTGAAGAATGGGAGCGGGCATCTAATTTCTCTGATATTTATTTTGATGGATTTAAAAAAGCATATCATATTCAGACTTTGGCTAATAAAGTAGAAAAAGATATTAGTAACACTTATAAAGAAAATGTTAAGGCACAACAAAAATTAGCTAAATATAGAGATATTGAGATTACAAAATTAAAAGATATTAAAAATTTAAGACAAGAAGATTTAGATATAGCTGAAGCAAAACATGATTTAATTCTTAAAGAAATTGCATTAGAAGAATCTCGTAATAATAAAAATGCAATGAAATTAGTTAGAAATGAACAGGGAAATTTGTCTTATCAATATGTAGCAGATGAAGAAGAAGAAGATAATAGACAACAAGATAAATTAGATTCTAATTATAATTTATATGAAACTGCTAATAATGCTTATAATGCTGTTATTAATGAACAGTTAAAAGCTGCTACTGATTATACTAATCAAATAAAAGATCTTCAAATGAACGAAGCTATTAAAGAAGAAGAAAAGAATGCTAGAATGGCTGCTTTAAGAGATAGCTTTATAGAAGAATCTAAAATAAGACAAGAAAAAGCAAATGACTATTTCAATGAATTAAAAGTTGCGGGAACCGCTTTAGGAATCGAACTTTATAATCAAGATGAAACTGCTTTTGCAGGTATGTTAGATAATGAATTACAATATCTTAATACTTTTATTACCACAGAAAAGACTGATTATCTTAGCCTTGAAGAAGCTTTTAGAACAAACTATGCTGATATGGATATGATAAGTAGATCTTTGATGGAAAATACTAGAGTAGATTGGTCTCAATCCGCAGAAATGCTTGAAGCATTATGGAACGGCGATGAAGATTCTGTTAGAGTTGCTGTTGAAAATGCTTACTCTGCTATGCAAGATGCTACTCAAGAGTATAAAAATAAGATTACTGAACTTGAAAAATTAGTACATATGAAGTTTTATGGTAAAGAAGGTGAAGAAAATATTGTTAATTCTATTAAGATGGCAGAAAACGAAACTGATATATTAAAAGAGAAAACTAAAGAACTTGTTAATGAAAGTAACAGTAAATTAGAGGAATTAAAAGGTAAACTTAAAGAAACTGAAAATAGTTGGTATGGAGTTGCTGATTCAATTCAAACTACTATTAATAAATTAGCTACTTATTTAAGGATGCAAGGAAAGGAATATACTGGTGGAGCAGCTAGTGTTAATGTTCCAGATGCTAAAATTGATAGAGATGAAACTACAAGTTCTAAGTCTACTACCAAAGATGATGGTGGAAGTAACAATGGTGGTTTGAGGACTGATCCTGAAAAAGATTATAAAAATTATACTGTTCAATCTGATCCACAAGGAGTTTATGGGACAAAAGGTTTATTCTTTAGAGATGAATTAAAAGTAATTGGAGACGGCGATGATATTGAAGAATATTTAAGAAATATAGGAATATCTGATAATGATATAGAAGCGTTAAGAAATAAAATGGAAAATAGTAAAAATAAAGGATATATTGGATTTAAGACCGGTGGTTATACAGGAGAATGGAATGGAGATAATGGTAAACTTGCAGTTCTTCATAAGAAAGAAATGGTATTAAATGCGGATGATACTGCAAATCTTCTTAATACGGTTTCAATTATGAGAAATCTTCAGAATAAAGCATTAGATACTGCTTATCAAATGGCTGCAATAAGAACTCAAATGAGCGCTTCTAGTTATAGCGGAGGGACCCGTCCAGTGCAAACTGATACTGGATCTACATTCTATATTGATAGATTAGAGTTCCCTAATGCAAATAGTGTAGATGAAATTAGAATGGCGATTATGAGTTTGCCAAATGTAGCAAGTCAATATGTAAACAGAAATGTAAAATAAACTAGAATGATGCGGAGGCGGGTCTGGACCCGCTTCCTGCACTTCTTTTAAGGAGGTAAAAGGATTGAATAATTTACAAGAAAGCATCTTAGATGCTATGAAAGTATTTGTTAAAGATTCAACTGCGAAATTAAATTTTCCTTTAACTCTTGAGTGTGAAATTGTAAAATGTACTGATGAAGATAAAGGAGAATATGAAGTAAATTATCTTGATAATCATTTCCTTGCCTATTGTCAATATAAAGGTTATAAATATAATAAAGGTGAAGTGGCATATGTTTTAATTCCTAAAGGTGATTTTTCTAAAACAAAAATTATTTTAGGAATAGAAAAAGATGGATTGATTGATTCTATTGTTTCTGGAGGTAGCTTTGTTAAAGATGTAAAAGTAAATGGTGTCTCTGTTGTTACAAATCAAATAGCAAGATTATCAGCAGTATCGCAGCAAGAGTTAATAAATGCATTATCTACAAAAGTTAATGTGACTGATTTTGAGACTCTTGAAAATGAAGTAGATAATTTGTCAGATATGATAGATAAAAAAGCATCTCAACAAGATTTAGATGATTTGTCTTCTATTGTGGATGAAAAAGCTGATGCTTCGGATGTTGAAGCTGAACTTGCAGAAAAAGTAGATTTAAGTACGTATAATACTGATATGTCTTTAAAAGCAGATAAAACAGCGTTGGATCTTAAGCAAGATCAGTTAGAATTTAATACTCAAGAAGTTGCTACAGAAACATTGACAAGGCTTAAAGCTGATAATGTTGTGTATAATCTTGGTGGCGGAGGTGCAGAAGTTGAGGCAAACCCTTCTGAGCCGGCTACGGATGATCTTAATACCATTAAGATTGGTGATACGGTGTATGATATTCCTAGCGGTGGGGGTGGAGGCACAGTCATGATGTCCAACTATTACTCTGAAGACGAGCAGGTGGTTGGTAGATGGACGGATGGAAAACCGTTGTATCAGAAAAATATAGTTATATCAAATCTTGCTATCGATGGAAATTGGCATTCTGTAGCTCACAATATTAATAATATTGATAATATGTGTTTTATAGACGGTTCTGTTATAGAATCTAATACTATGGCTCGTTATTCGATTTTCTCTTATAGACCAAACACCTCGAAAGGTTTCATATTTGGAGTAAGTCAAACGTGTATAAATTATGTTAATAACTGGATATCTTTAGATAATGCAGTAATAACACTCCAATACACAAAAACCACAGACGCACCTGGTACAGGACCTACTAAAGGTAATCTGATTT